CATTATCTGTTGTTGATCCACTCATAATTTTTTTCCTAACTGTCTGTTACTGTCCTCGCTGTTACTGATGAACTATATTCATAGGTAGAGTTTAAATAAGTTGTACCATCTGTATCTTCTCCACCATGATGTAAACCATCTGTTCCACCTGTTGATTGTCCTAATCCAAACGATTTTCCTTTACCTGATGGTTCACTATCAACTGCCGACCAACATGTTCCATCATACTCTTCTGCTGTTGCAGAATAAGATCCATTTCCAACTGTTATTCCAGCAGTTAATGAACCCCAAGCTCCATTATAATTCCTAGCTGTTAATATAGCTCCTCCTACTGTCCAACTAGTTCCGTCATATTCGTGAGTTACTTGGTATTGAGCAGATGGATTTCCACCAGCAGTCCATCCTGCTGTTTGAGTTCCTGCACTACCATTACTTCTTTTATGAGCTACCATATTATTTACTGTTGCCCAAGAACTTCCATTGTACTCTTCCGTGTTTACTGAAGTACCCATTAATTTTCTCCTCCTAGCCTTACACCAGCAGTTTGAGTTCCAAATCCTGAAGTATCATATTGTGCTTCTTGTAAATCTCCACCTGCTGACCATGTTGAACCATCATACTCTTCCGTACGAACTGATGTGCCACTTGCAGTTTGCCCACTAGCATATAGACCTGCTGTTTGAGTTCCAAATGCAGCACCATTTGTTGTTCCTGTTGCTAAATTTCCAACTCCAGATGTTGTCCAAGAAGTTCCATCCCATTCTTCTGTTTCTGTTGTTTTAGCAGCAGCAGCAGTCTTCCCACCAAAAGATAATCCAGCAGATATTGTTCCTGCTCCTCCACCCTCTTTTACTGCTGTAAGCATATTGTTTTTTGTAGACCAACCTGCTACAAGTCTATAAACCTTTAATGTTCCAGAAGTTGTATTGAACCATACTGTACCTGCAGATGCTGATGGATCGTCAGAACGAACTTCAGCTCCACCTGATGGTTCTGCGATTACACCAGATTGTCTATCGATGTTATCTGCAACTGTACCACTCATGGTTTACCTACCTTGTTTGATCTAAATAACTAACAACTACATCAACTGCTGCTGATGATGCAGTTTTAGCTACTAAGTGATCTTCATCTTCTATAACAAATTTAGATGTATGTTCAAATGTAGCATTAGCTGCAAGTGCTTGGTCAGAATAAATTTCATAATCTGTTCCACCACCATCATCATCAATAAAAAGATCAAAAGTTTCTGCATTACCTGCTGTTTCACAGAATGTAATTGATAAAATAGTATAAGTGTGTCCACTTACCCCATTTATTAAAACATGTTCACTATCTGAAAGATCTGCTTTTAATGCTACTTTTAATAATTCACTAGCCATTGTTTATTCTCCTTTGTTAATAAAATATTTCATAATTAAAATCCGAATACTAATGCCTTTCCTGTGCTTGTTATGTCAGGTGCCATACTTCCAGCATTTGTAATAGCTCCCCCAGCAGCAATTGCTACTGTTGAACCAGACGGTATCGTAAATGTATTTGCAGTAAATTGAAAATCATCTGCATTATTAATTTTAATATCTATTTGATTGTTTGTATCTGCAGTAATACTTGTAGTACCACCAGCATCTAATATTAATTCTTCACCATCTAAATCTAAAGCCCCACCATCTAATATTAATTTTTGCGAGGCATGAGTTAATGTTACATCACTATTAAAATCAATAATAGCACCAGAAGAAGTTAAATTTAAATCATTTCCAACATTAGCATCTGTTCCAACTGTAACACTAGTTCCAACTGAAAGATCTGCATCAAATTGAACTTTACCTGCGTCTACCCACAGGGCATACGCATTTGTTAATGTTTGATTAGTACCTGCTGTTGGTGCAGCCTTTATATAAAATGTTGCAGCTTTTGTAGTTGTCACACTAGCGTTTGTTGCCGCTAATGTAACTGCCTCAATACTGACTTGAGAATATTGTGCAGCTGTTCCTGAACCAGATGTATTAGTATCTGTTATAATTTCTGAGCCTTCAACATGAAAATGTGAGCCATCGGCTGCGGGTGTTATATTTGATGCTGCAAGATCAACAGATTGTTTACCAGTCCATACATTTGCACTTGATAAAGATACACCGCCAACATATGTTGATATATCTGAAGCTGGAATTTGTTTTGTAGTAGTTCCATCTATAACAATAAATGCGTCGGTATCGCCTATTGTAATAGATGAAGTAGATTTTGCTGAACCATCTAATAGGTTTAGTTCTCCATAAGTAGAATCTACTGCTGCTAATTTTGTGAAATCTCCTTGGACTAATCCCGATACACCATCAAGTAAATTTAATTCTGTTGCTGTTGAAGTTACCAATGTTCCACCGAGTTTTAATCCACCGCTAGAACCATCGTGAGTAGATACATCTACGGTGACATCGCCATCACCACTTGTGTGACCAGCAATGGCCATTCCTTTAGTAACAGTTCCATCTACTTCGGCAACATAAAAATCTAAACCACCTTCTTCACTGGTAGTTGTTGCATCTATTGCTGTACCAACAATCTTTGCAAATTCTTGATTATTTTGCGCTGAATCGTCTGCATAAAAAGATATTGTTCCTGAAACATCAGCATCTGCTCCTGCTGCGCCTTTATCCATAACAAATCGAAGAGATCCTCCGGTTGCATCATTAGTTGTGTTTTTTATAGTTACAACTGGTGTAGCAGTTGTAGAATTTTCTACTGTTAGAGCAGAAGAATTAATTGGTCCGTAATCTGCTAATGGATCAAATGCTGTGCTTCCGTCTTGGAATATTAAATGTTTTCTTCCATCTGCTAAACTTACCCCTGTTCCACCTGCTGGTTTAAAAGTAAGAGTATAAGTTGACATTGTTGTTTGGTTATCAATCCAATAAATTTTTTCTACTGCCTCTGAAGACAGTGTTGTATTTCCTGTAAGTGTTCCTGTTAATTTTAAAACTGCTCGTCTTGATTGATCCGCGGAACCATCAGATGCTGTTAAACTTTGAGTTGTTGCTGTAATAGCTAGTGATGAACTTGCACCACCGCAAATTGCGGTTTCTAGTAATGAAATGTTTGTGTTTGTCTTAGTTCCCCAAGTACCACTGTTTTCTCCAGAGGCTTGAAGTTCTAAGTTTAAACTTGTTGTGTATGTTGACGCCATTTATTTATCCTCCTCATTAATAAGTATTATATTAATTTTTTACGCTGATGCTATAAAAATTTCCATGTCACAATTAGCTGTATCAGCATCTGCTGTAACATCATATAAATCAGCCAATCCTGATGCTAATGCTGAGCCGTTTGCTTTCATAGTATCAACAACTCCTCCAGAAATATCACCATTATAAATAAAAGATTGTCCTTTATCTACTTTTACTCTGAATTCAGTATTATCTTCATCTTTAAACGTTAGCATAATATGATTTGTATCATCAAGATTTGTAAAACGTATGTATTTTACATTTGCTGCAACATAAGTTCCTTGACCTATTGCTGAGCTAAAAGTTAATATTGTTGCTTCTGTAGTAGTTACAGTAACAATTCGTTTTGAAATTTCATTGATACTTGACAAAGATAAAGATGTGGTAGCACCTTGATCCTTACCATTAAGACTAATGCTTTCGTGAATTTTCACTGTTAATGTTGCCGCTGTTAATGTTGATGTCATATATTTTCCTCCTAAGTAATTCGTATTATCGCATTGTTCTCGTCTCCTGTTGGAAATGTTATTGTAAAAGTTCCACTTGAAGATGTTTTATCAGATCCAAAATTCAGCACACAAACAGCTGGATCTCCTGAAGCTGAATCATTATAAATTACAGCTCCTCTTGCTGTGATAGTAGCCGAAGTAAAAGAAATATCAGCCCAGTCCATAATAGCGGCGGTTCCGCTAGTTTTAGGAAAGCCTGTACTCTTTGTCAATGTTCCTCCACCCGCTGAATAAGTTCCAGAAGCACTTACTTCATTGCTTGTCGAATACGCCGTTGTTGAAGCACCAAGTGAGGCACTACTATCATATAGAGCAATTTTAAAAGTATGTGAACTAAAATCATGTGTTCCTTCGAGTAACTCCCCTTTAAAACTTGTACAAACTGCCGATGTAATTGCCATTTATTTCCCTGTTTATGGTTTAACCGCTCTAACCGGTGTTCTTAATTCTCCATGTCTATATTCATCTCTTCTTGTTCTTCCTTGTTCCTCAATAGAAAGTCCTTGTAGAGATTGTTGATATTTTTGTTCCCACATTTGAATCATGTCTGCGGGGCCTTTCAAATATGCATATGCTTCTACCATACACCCATTAAATAAAACATCCTTACAATTAGTAGAAAGCCATGAGCTTGTAGATGATGAACTTAAAAGTGTATCTGAATCTATCGCATTTGGTTTCACTGTATATGATAACTCAAAACTTAATGCTGAACTAGGTGTAGGAGCTAAATATAATTTATCTTCATCGTAACGAGCATAATATCTAGGTGTTCCGGTTGTTGATCTTTTTTTACCATATTCTATACAGTAGCTACGTTCTTTTGGTAATAAAAATACATTGTTACTAGAACCATCCAAATAATGAAAGCTACGAATAATTAAACAATTAACTGGAAGTGCAACGAAAGGACTGCTAGCTGTAAGCGTTCCTGTATCTGTACGCCTAAATACGGGTAAATCAACTTCGCGCATCATGCGATGTTGAGCATTTTCCAATAAATAATCTACAACTGTATCTGAAAAAACACTAGAACTTACTTCTGTAAAACTAATGATTTTAGATGACAGATCACTATATTCCGTCATATTTAGCTCCTTTTTTTAAATTAACCTAAAACGTATTTCCATAGAACCCAAGCAGCAATAACCCACCAGACTTTAACGTCAACAACAGTTCCGCTGACTACCCAGTCTTTGAGTTCTTCCACTTCGTTTTTGATCCAATCGACCATGTTTTTATCCTCCTAAATTAGATAATAATTGTAAACTATAATAGCACCTATTATTAAAATAAGCCATTTAATAGAAATTTTTCCTGTGGTATTGTCTGTATGAACATGTATATACCCATCATTAATAAAATCCCATATTTTTTTCATATATCCTCCTATGAAGTTGTTACAGTAACCTCGCCTACGCGAGATAACATAATTAATTTTTGTTCTGTTACAGCAGGTTGAGTTCCTCCTGAGTTTTGAATTCCAAACACAGAATCTCCTGCTATTCCCACATTAACAACCACAGGCTCTGTTCGTGCTGTTCTTGCATTTTTTAAGCTTTGCGGATCTACGCTGTGTGAAAATCTTTTTAACTGCGGATGTTTTGGTTCAAATTCTGACCTATGAACTAAAGAACCGTTCCACTCTTTTACCATTTCTTTATATGGAAACTCCATTCCGCTTCTATCGGATACGGCTTTTGCATATTTTCCTCGCGCGTGAGCCATTTACAAACCTATGCTCGGTACAAGTTTTAAAGGAGCTCTGTCTCTGTCTTCTAGTAAAGCACGAGCCATCTCCTCATCATATACCATTTTTAAAAGTTGCACTCTTTCAGGACTTTTCTTTATAGCTATATAATATGCTAGTCCACTTGTAAGTGCTGGTAAAAATCTTTGTGGGACTTCTGCTTGATTGGTATAGTCTCCAACATCCTGTATGTAAGTTAGTCCCCAATATTTAAAAGTATCTGCAGCATCTGGGGTTGGATATAAATATAATGTCGGTGTTCCTCCTGATACTTCAGCTCTGTGTAAATAAAATTGAGTAGATCGTGATTCAGTTGATTTTTTTGGAATATGCAAATATTCTGCACGGCTTATTCTTTCTGCTTGATAATCTTGTGAATCTCCTGCATCCGTTACAACAGCAGATAAAACATCAATTAAATCTCCATCTAGGGTATATGAAGATGTGCCATCAGCCAATGTCTTTGTTCTAAGTTCCACGGTCCAAAGGTTAATGCCGCGATTAGCCCAGTCAGAAAACATCAGATTTAAACAACGTCTAGCAGATTTTAAATCATA